CTGTAATTGTTTTTGTGGCCTCTGTTAAAATCTCTCCATCCTTAAAAAACCGAATGTAACCAGCGCCAAACTCAAGGACATAAGCTTGCGTATCGCTAAACTCAAAGTTGATTAATCTTACTTTACCGCCATCTTTGGATGAACCAGCATATTGTGTGCCTGGTCTTCTCGTTACACCACCTTGCGGAAAGACAAGCATGTTCTGTAATGTTTGAGCGCCAGCGCTGTATTTCTGTAAATCAATCCTACCTTCAAGACGAGGCGATAGCTCACCAGCTTGGAAGTTGGTAACAATGGATGATACTCGCGCCATTTTAGAACCTTGAGTTTATAAATGAGTCTGCAATGATTTTGTCTGGCACACCTTCAGCAGCATCCATAGAACGAGCCTCTGCTAATCTAGTTTGGTACAACTGGAACATTTGTTGCCCTACAGAATTACTACCAGTGATTGCATACGCTACTTCGGATGCTAACTTGTGAGCAATGGTACTAGAAAGCAAGCTATCATACTGCTCTGTGTCTGTTACTCTGCCTATGTAAATAATCTTGCAAGTAGATTCGTCTGTTAATATTTTGCGGCCTTCTACCTTAAACATATTCTGTGAGTCATATGCGGCAATCTCGTTGTCTACATTTGCGTTCCAGAAAGACAGAACTCTTAGGCAGTAAGGGTTAGTCGGTAAGGTGTATTGATAAGTAAACCCAAATGCAGGAGCAGCGCTATCTTGCGCCAATGCTTTTCTTGTGATAGCTGCGTTCCAAGGATGCGCTCTTAGCACTTGGTCTCGTACAGTTTCAAACCTACGGTTACACAGTCTAGCTTCTTTTGAGTTTTCCGTTAGCGCTGTAATGGTTGCTGCACCGAGCAAATCCATAGCTTCATTACATATATCAACTACCGATGGCATGTTTAACTAACCTTTCAACCTTTACTAGCGCACCCTGACTAACATTGTTGTCACCGCCAGACATAACCCAGCCTTTTTCTTTGTGTATCTCAACTATTTCTTTCAGGGCTTTTGTAGGCAATATTACCACATAACCAGTGCCTATGACAAATGCCCAATAGTCTGCTTCTGTTGTGTCTACGCCAGATGGCTTACCTCTACAAAAAAACTCCACAAACACTTTACCAGTTTGCGAAGCTCTAAAATCTCTTTTAACTTCTATTGTTTTTCCAGACAGCAATTCGCTTAACCACTTCTCAGCTAACTGCCCTACCTTCAAATCATATTTAAAATCGTTGTTATATTCCAAGTCATTTCCCCAGACTGGAAGCAGAAAGGGGCGGTAGAACCGCCCCAATCATATTAGTTTACAACGTATTCAATAACAAAAGCCATGTCTCCAGCGGAGGCGCCTTCTGCATTGAATGTTGCAGCAACATAGTAAACATCGCTTGGGTCTTCGCTTTGACCAGCTAATTCCCAAACTTGTTGACCTGTTGTGTTTAAGTCTAGCACTTCATAGCGAAGTTCTGCTACAGCAGCGCCATCAGCAACCGAAGTAGCTAACGCGTCCACATCCACAACAGTACCGTCATTGGTGTAGAAGCCAACATTGAATGTGCATGAACCGCCTAACCCATCTGAACCAACACGTATAGATGTGAGGGTTGCGTGAGTTGGGATAGGTGCAAGCATAACAATATCAGTATCGTTAGTGTCTGTTGCAGCTAAAGCTACGTTACCTTGAGCAACGCGAATTACACCGCCTAGCTCACTTGCGCTGTTTGAAACTTGAGGGAGAGCCTCAAGATTTGCGATTAAGTCAGAATTTTTAGTTGTCATTTTCTATCTCCTATCTTAATCTGGTGTTTCGTCACAGAAGATTTGAACAACTTTGTTCTCTTCCATACGAGTTGCGCCAATATCCATGCAGTAATAGACTTGAGTTGCGTAACCTTTGTCGGAACGCTCATCAATTCTTGCAGAGATGTCTTTACCTATACCTAGAGCCATTCCATCTTCGGCCCATGCAAAGCATGTACGAACATCAGTCGCAGATACGCTTAGACGGTTTGTCATGATGAACTTAAAGCCCATAAAGGTATCGATGTCACCCTGTACAAGAGCCTTAACAGTGTTAAAGTCACTTGATGTTACCTGAGTTGTTCCTAACAAATCATCGATTTGCTGTGGTCCAACCGCGATGTAACGAGGTATTGATGGGTCAACATCTTGTAGGTCAAGCTTACGTTTTGCCTCAATTAACTTGTCGATTGTTAAGCCATCGTTTGATGATGAAGAACCAACTGAGTTAGCTGTTGCGTCTAAGCTTGCAGTGCCAGAACCAGTTTCGCCTGTTGCGGCTGCTGCGGTTGCGGCAGTGATGATAACATCGTCCATTGCACGGCCCATAGCTGCTGCTGCGGCTTGTGCGTAAGATGATGTTGGGTCTATCAACATACGTACTTTGTCCTGGTCATCAACTAGGTCAGCATATTCGTATGATGCTAAAGATAACCTACGTCTCGCGTGAGGTGTATCCATCTGTGGTGTGTCACCATGACGGCTTGTACGAAGCTGCGCTGTCGCTTTGCCAATCTGGTCTATAAAAGCATTTTTTCCAACAACATTCTCAATGCGCACTGCTTCACGTAGACGAGAACCCATCTGCTGTGAAAGCATCTGCACGTTAGCAGAATACTGTTGTACAAATGCGGTAGTTATTTGTGTAGACATTTAAATCTCCTATTAGTCACACTATTGCATTTATACTTCTTGCGATGCGCTACCCTTACGGACACTTCTCGACTTTTTAGCTGTCGTAAAGCTATCGTCTTTCCGATTGTCTTTTGGACGGCAAGAACATAACTCACCGCTACCCTGATAAACCCAATCCCAAACCTTATCGGCTATAGGTGTTGGGTCTAATATATCGCGTGGTGAACAATTATCTACCACCATACGCATAACTTCTATTCTGGCATCTAGGATTGTTTCTTTATCCATAAATCATGCCGTATAATTCTTGCACTCTTTCAATCGCCCTTGTTCTTGCAACAACATTTTTTCTATCTGTGTATTCAGAAGAAGACATAATAGAATCTATTTCTGCCTGTGCTTCTTTTGGTGTCATCGCTCTACTAGAGGTTGCATTTGTAATTGTGTCTTCGCTGGTAACACTTTGCCTGAAATCCGCAATATTTGCAAATGCTTTAATAAATTCAGGGTGATTCCCCAACTTAGTACCATCTGCTAACTGCCATTCCAGCATCTCTGGACTGCCAAATTGATTTATTACTTGACCAGCTCCAGCAATCTTTTGGTCATAAGCTTGGCCCCATTCTTTTTTAAGATTGTTTTCAACCTCTTCTCGCTGTAACTCCATCTGTTGCCCAGCTTGTTGCTGCGAAGAATCTGCCAAACCTTTGTAGTAATCTAAAATACCGCTTGCTTGTTGCGGTGTAAGATTGAGCTTATGTGCAACGTCTTTATAAGATGCGGCTACTTCTTCTGTAATTACGTTTCCGTCTACAGCAAATTCATAAGCATCTGCACTCTCTGGTTTCCCCAAATAGTTGTAAATCGCTGATAGCTGTTCTTCTGACGGATTCTTAGGCGCTGGTAATTTGTCTGCGCCTATGAGTTGTTGAGCGTTGATATATGACTTAGCCAGATTGCCAACATCTTTTATTGGTGAAAGGCTTGGATGTTCGCGTAAGTCTTCTGGAATCATATTTAAAAAATCGTTACCAGAACCGCCTTGCGCTACTTCTGCTGGGGTTTCCAACAGTGTGCCTTGTGGCTGGTCTACCTGTTCGACTGCTTGTTCTGACATTATGTCTCCTTAATAATCATTTGATGGATGTGTAATATTGTGGCGCGTTTGCCCTCTTCAAATGTAGTGGCATTAGCATCGCCAGCTACATAGCTTGTCCAGTGGTAGTTACACCGCTTTTCAAGGTCTTGTAACACTTTTACTCCAGCTTCTGTGCTGAATATATCAGTGTACATTTGTTTAAGTTTTTCTTGTTCTTTTATTGGGTCAACCATAAGTTTTCCATATTTGTTCTTGGGTTAAATCAAGCTCATCTTTTTTTTGTTTGTTTCTAGCATTAATTTTATGCGTTTCTATTTGTTCAACTAAAGCATATCGATAAACATACTTTGTATTGGTAAATTGAAAATGCAAAAGAAATGGAGGCTCTTTATACTCTCTACCAAAATTGTATGGGTCAAAATCAGAGATTGTCATTATTTATTTAGTTTTCTTACCACGTCTGTTATTTCTCCCTGTTCTTGATTTACTCAAATCATTATGCAAAGGCGAAAAAAATTTTTCTTTTGCTTTCTTTCTAAAAGCCATCCTTTTTCTTCCTTCTGTCGAAATTTTAGTATCATTTTTAGTTGTTCCAGTTTTCTTTAGAGAAGACCTTCTTGAACCGTATCGTAATCTCATTTTTGAACCATCCTAACTGCTTGCGCTGCTTGAGCTGTATCTGCTACGTCTTGTGATACTGCCTCACGCTCTGCCATAGCTTGTTGTTGTGCTTCACGCTGTTGCCTTACCTGATTAACTTCGCGTTGTGACTTTAACGTAGTCTTAGGAACGCCAAGGGCCTCAGTAATGTGTCGCACTAAACCATCTGGGTCTATGTGGTCTCCAACAGGTAATGCTTGTGATAATGGCATTAATACTTCAAGTGCTTTCAATGTATTGTTAAGACTGCTAGACTTTTGCGCTCTTGCTAGTGGCGATACGTATTCTATATCCACATCCTGCCCCTGTAATATTTCAGGAGCTGGTGCAAGTAAATTGTCTCTAACCATTAACGCAAACACCCTGTCTATAAGCGGACGTAGCATCTCATTCATTAGCCTTCCAAGCACAGGGCCAATTACCCTCATGCGCTCTTCTTGCCTTTGAATAACCTCTGTTGCTGTCATATTAGGTGAACCGCCAACAAGTAACTGGTCTACATAAAAGGCAGAACGTATAGCCTGTCTGCGCTGGTCTTCCATAGAAAGTCCAATAGGTATGTTAGCGCCAGTGTTTAGCGGTGTGATTGTGTCTCTTGAGCCAGCTCTATAAAAGTTTAGACCGCCTGGTTGAGTTCTAATAGGCAGTAAGAAACCGTCATCTGGCACTAGCAATGGTGGGTCAATCATCTTTTGTGCTGCCTGTATGATTGTTTTAGACATTAAGTTAAGCATTTTAACGTCTGGTAGTGCAACCATTGCAGGAGAACGGCCCATAACCTCGCCTGTAGCCTTCAAGAAACGCGGCACAACGTATGGCAACTCCTCAAAGCCACCTTCTGCTATCTTCATTTTTGTTTCTACGCATATATAAACAGACATAAATGGCATGTTTAGGTTATCTACTTTGCGGATATCTCGCTCAATACGCGGTGTTACACAATGCAAAACCTCTACTTGCTCGTCTGGTTTCTTCTCGTAAACCTTTTTAATATGTTCGCTTACGTTTTCCATGCCAAAAGTCTGGACAGCAGCAACAGCACTCAGGCTATACTTTCTAAACACTGTGTCTACAATGCCGTGCTGGTCTTCTTGCACATAAAACTCAGATATGTGTCTTGTGCTACATCTTAGTTTGCCTTTGTCCATCTCAACAAACATACAGCCAGTACCAAAAACAACTAGGTCTACGTACATCTCATGTACTTCTGTTTCAAAGTTAGACTGATTAAAAGCTCTCATCATACGCATACTGGTGTCTTGCAACCATTCACGCACTTCATCATCACGGTTTAGCTCTGTATCCTTTACATCTAAGTGGAACCAAGGAGATGCCCCACTTGTTAGCATACCATGCAGGGATGCTGATAACAGGTCTACAGCTTGTAGCGCAGTGCCATCATAGATTTGCTCCATACGCTTTTCACCACGAGAGCGCTTCTTAACAATGTCTGCCTTTCTTGGCAGCATGTAATCGCCTAACTCTTGGTAGTGCGTATCCCAGTTGTCTCTTTGCTGTTGAATATAATCAAAGCGCTTAATGAGACTTTTAATATAATCTTCCATTACTTTATCACGCCAGTAGAGCTTTGGCCCTCTTGTAATGCGCCAGCTACAATAGTAGAGCCTCTGCCTTTTCTGCTTTTTCTCTGTTGAAGCATTGCCTCTTCAGACAAAGCAGAAGCCCTAGCCATATCCACTGG